CATGCGTTGTTCTGAACCAGCACAGCGGAATAGACCTTATTTTGACCGGCCGCCAGGAAGATCGGCGCATCGAAGAGGATGACCGAATGGGGATAGGTGGCGTTATCAACCTGAATGATCACGCTGTCGTAGCTGTAGCCGGCACCAGTGGATGTGAACGTTGCCGTAAGTGCGGCCAGCTCATAGGCCGCTGTGGTGGTGTTGTAAGTGCCGGCTGCGATAGTGCCGGTAGCGTCGGTGTAACCGTTGGCGGTTGGCACCTTCTCGGCGGTCCATGCAGCGCTAGTGCTGGTGACGCTTAATCCAGTGCCTTGCCGTAGGGCCAGGAACACGCGCCAGGATTTGCCGATGAATGCTTCGGTGGCCTGACGTTCAAGTTCCTTCGGCGTGATGGTTGCGTTAAGCGTCATGATCAGGGCACGTCATAGAGGACGTAACCGGCGGCGTTGGGATTGATCCTGAACTGTGAGCCAGCGACGGCTGTAACAGAACCGCCAAAGTCGATATGCGAATGTGGCGGATCGTCAGTTTGGGTATCGTCGTAGATCATGGCAAAATTTGCCGTGATTCCTGCACCTGTAGCGTCCCAGTTGACCGCGCTGAATGTGAGCCTGCAGTCCTTGGTGTTGACGGTGGCCAGTGCCACGCCGGTTAGGGCTTTTGCGTTCTGGGTGTAACCGTTTGCGGTACTGAGTTGAGTGGCGCCAGATTCTGCGGCAGCCTTGGTGGTTGCCGTTGCATTGAACGGCAGCACGGTGTAGAGGTTAACGATGAAGGAATCCGTGATTGGAAACCCACCGTTCCGCTCACGGAGTGCCGTGTGGTTGTAATAGCTGACGGTGACGGGCACGGGGCTAGGCTGCTGGTCTGCTTTCAGTTTTCCCGGTGACTAGGAGGTGGGGAACGGCGCCGTGGGCGGGGTGAAGTTGGCGGTGTACCTAGCAACTCCTTTGGTTACCCTAATGTCGTCCATGTAGCCGTTAAAGTCCCGTGCGGTGGTCGCTGGGTTGCGGCCGATGTAGATCCCGGTACTACCGCCGGCCCCGGCGAATGGATTGGATGTCGTGGTGCCTTGGCCCGTGCCGTTGCAGTAAAGGGTGGTCGTTGTGCCGTCGCTGACCGCTGCCAAATGGTTCCACTGGTTCAGTGGGGCAACACCCGAAGCCGACGTAATCCGCGCAGTAAACGGCGTAACCCAGTAGACCTCCTGATTGGGCCCGACTTCCATTCGCCAATCTGCCTCTCTGTATGAGATCAGGTGTCCCCGCTTGGATCCCGTCTGATAGAACCACAGTTCAACCGTAAAGGCCCCACTAGAGAAGTCAAACAGGGTGGAGTTTGTCATCGTCCGCAAGTAGTCCCCTGTTCCATCGAAGAAGGCAGACGCCCCGCCAAACTTGCTCTGGGTTGTGCTGATCTTGGCGCCATTAAACACCGTGATGGCAACGGCGTTGCCGCTTGCGTCTGTGAACGTGGTGCTGCTGTCTACACCGTTGCAGGGCAGCAGCAGGGAAACGCTGGAGAAATTGGGATCCGTCGTCGGCCCAATCTCGCTTACCGTTGGCTCCAGTGTGCCCACCGTGATCGTGGTAAGCGGCAAGTCCACCACCACCACGCTCGTAGCAACATCCGGCGCGATCGGTCCTACCGTGATGATCGTCAGCGGCAGCGAAACCACGGAGGTAACCTCCAACACCTCCGGTTCTGGCGCCGTGACCGTCACAGTCGTCAGCGGCAACGTGATCTCTGCCGGCTGATACACCAGCGGCGCCACCGGGCCTACCGCGATGGTCGTCAGCGGCAGGGCAACGATCACCGGCAGTTCGACACTGGTGAGGGTGACCGCCTGGATCACCTCAGTTCCCAGATTCAGCGGGTAGTCGTATTCCCGGATGGTCACGCCGGTTTGACTTGTGGCCCTGATCGCCACCCGTTCATTCCGCGGCTCGATCACCACCGCGATCGATCGCACCTGCGCCGGCACGTCGGTTCCATTCGTCGGCAGGGTGCCCCACAGGCTGCCCGGGTTCACTGGGTCAAACCCTCCGGGCGTGGTGATCGTGTTCGCTGGTGCCGGGCTTGAGTTCGTCGTCACCGATGCAGCGGCCACCAGGTCATCAATCGCGACCGGCACCGGCACCCAGCAGTCGTCAAACTCAGGCGCGGCATACGTGCCCGCGGTGCCATGGAGCAACGCATCAGCGCCGACGATCATGCCCTCGGGGCCCCATGCCCAGGATTGGCCGTTGGACCGGAACACGGCCGACACCCCGGCGGCATCGATGCAGAATGTCCCCAGCGGTTCGGATGGCAGGTTCCGGATCTCGGTCGTGATTGCCACCCCGTTCGCGTGGCCATACGCCAGGTAGTTCTGCGTCAAGCCGAACTGCCGCGCCTGCTCCTGCACGTTCCCCGGCACTACCTGCGGCTGCAGGGTCACCGGGTCAACCTCGACGCCCTGCACGGTGTCGTCGGCTGGATAGGGGAGCAGATAGCGTGCGGTGCCTGTTGGCGTGCCGGTGGGTGAGAAGTTGAGCGAGGTGAACCCGCTGCCGCCCGGGGTGTTACGGGTGAGGCGATCGCGGAGCTGATCCTGCCGCGGGGGGAGACTCTGCACGATGCCGCGACCTTGGGAAATGCGCACCTCTGACCCGTCGAATACCAGAGCGGTGCAGGCGTCGACCAGTTCGTAGATGCCGGCGATCCTCGGCGCATCTTCCAGCACCTCCAGCGCTTGGGCGACAATGCCGGCGCCATGCGTGCCTTCCTGCGTCGCACCCCATGCAAGCCAGCGATTGACGGTGGTTTTGGTGCGATCGAACGAGCCGATCGGGGCTCCGCTGTTGCCGAATACGGTGGTTTCGCTTGTCGCGTAGATGGTTTCCGTACGGCTGACGAGCACTTCGGCAAAGCCCAGGTCAATCCCGACCCAGTTCTTGATCCCCAGCCGGCCACCAAATCCGATGATAGGTTCGTATTCTTCCGTCACTTCCTGCAGCGTCCGCAGCCCGTCTTTGGTGGGGGTATAATCAAACGTGGTGCGCGAACGCGACTGCACCAGATCGGCCGCCCGCGCCGGGGATCCGTTTTCCAGCTTCGATTTCCACCGTGTCGGGTTGATCGGTCCTACGCAGTTATCGGTGATCGTCTCGCGGGTGACCGCTACGCTTTCGGTTTGCACCTTCCCTTCGAGATCGATGTAGCTGACATCTTCAAACGTGGTGGTGGAGACGGACTTAGAGGCGAACACCACGATGTCAACCGCGTCTACGGTCGTCCCGCCAACCTCTTTCACATAGGATTGCCTGAAGGTTTGCGGGGATGAGATATTTTCTTCATACGTCCAGTTGAGCAGCCCGCCGGGCGTTCCAGGATTGCCTGGGTCATCGGTTCCAGGCTGGTTGTAGTCATCAACCCGCCGGCTCTGATCCGAATAGCTGGCACCCTGGACATTGCTGCCGCTGATGCCGTCATTGAATTGAGAGGTGGACGCAGCCAGTGCACCGCCTGCGCCGATCGTGGCGCCTTGCGACCTGATGCTTTCGTAGACGATGCCCTTGGCAATGCTGAGCGGCAGGTTCTGCTCTGCAGCGATCTCTGCCGCCTTGGCGTCCAGCGTGGCCTTCTGCTCAGGGCTGATCGCCACGCCGTTGATCATGATGCTCGAAACTTCCGGCAGTTCCGGTAACACCGGAATTTCCGGTAGTTCCAGCCCTGGAGGCGACTGCACCGCACCGTCCCATGTGACCCGGATCTGATCAGCAGGCGGCGGCCCGCCTTCGATCCCTTCCATCGTCAGCAGGGCATCCCGCGTTAGCACCGCGGCAACACTGCCGGCGTCCCGGATCTTGCGGACCACGAACTGGCCGGCTGCATTGACGAACCCGTAGCAGGATTCCGACGCGAGCAGATCATTGATCACCTGGACATAGCCGGCGCTGGTGTCGAACTGCTCCTGCAGGAACGAACTCACGAGCGCCGTATTGCCGGCGGCAGCGGTGAGGCCGATCTTGTTCAGGCAATCGGCCAGCACGTCCCGGGCGTAGATCGGCAGCGGGATCTGGCCCTGCATGTTCGCCGGCAATTCCGGATCCGCGTCGGCAGCCTGCACCTCATCCGGTGGCCGCAGATCGCCCATGAGGGTGAGCCTGCAGCCGACTTCCGTGGTGGTGATCTCAGCGAACGGATCCACCTTGCTGCTCAGCACCCACAGTTGCCGCGGGAACCGGGTTACCTGATTGAAGCCCGGCACGGTGTAGGCGACGTTGACCGCGGTGCCGCGGGCCATGTTGTAGATGCCGGCGAACTCGATCGTGCCCCGCACCCGGGCGAGCACGTTCGTCGTATCAATGTGGTCCTCAGAGATCGATCCGGTGGTGCTGATCCCCCGGTCCGTGACGACAGTGCAGCGAACGTCTACCGTCACGGCGTCAGCTTCAGGGTGACGGCAACGATCAGGCGTTCGACCATGGCGCCATTGACGAGGAGCCGATCCTGCGAAAACTGCGGTTCAGTGATGGGCCACCATGATCCGGTCGTCGGTCGGGTCTGCACGGCGTTGGCGTACCAGGTCATCAGGGTCGATTTGTTGGATGGTGCGCACCATCCGTTGATCTGTTTGACCTGCGTCGCTTTCCGTGGCCCCTGCACGATCCCGGTTCCGGTGGCCGCCAGGCCCATCGTCGGGCCGTCTTCAAACCCGTCCGGTTCGTCCAGCAGCGTCAGGGTGACGCCGCCGAGGGAATAGGTGCCGTAGTTCGGGAGGAGCGCGGCATCTTCGAGCCGGTTCAGTTCCTCCTGCCTGAGCATGACCGCCAGGGCATCGGCGGCGGCCACCAACTCGAATGAGACGGTGATGAATACGCCCGTCGCCTGGCCTTCAGGCGGGCCGGTGAACCAGCAGGGGACGTTCGTCCATGTGCGCCCGTAGGAGGATCCCGAGAATGAGATCGTGGTGCCGACCGCCAGGCTGGCCATCGTCGGCGCGTCATTGATCCGCGCCGCTTGCCAGGTTTCAAACGCGTTCCATATCGCGATCCACTGCGCGGCACGCACCCGCCCGACGACCGACCACCGACGCGCTACAAGGCCGGCACGAACATCAGTGTCCTGCCACCCGCAAGGCTGGGCCTGCAGGCGCGAGATTGTCTGCCCGGCCAGCGTGACGCTCATGACTCAGTTTTCCGGCGCTCAGCGGATGCCGTTGAGGAGCTTCTGCATCCGGAGCCCGCTGCCGTCCTGTTGCAACCTCACGTGAACGTCCCAGCGTTTGCGGTTCAGTTCCCGCACCTCAGACCCCAGCCGCGACACCTCCACCGCCAGGGCTGCCGTCGCAGGATCGCCGCCGGCTGCGCGAGGCATCACCCGTGACACTGCACGGCCGGCACCCACAGCACCTGCAGCTTTCAGCTCTTCCGTGATGGCAGCAGGAATCACCAGGCCACGACTGGGGGCGTTCCATAGGCTGTTTGCCGGCCGTTTGATCAGGCTGAGCTGGCCGCTGCTGGACAGGAACGCCTCCTGCCCGAGGCTGCGGCCACCGGGGCCGTCGTTGATGCGATACCTGCCGCCGGCTTCCACCGGGCCGCCTGCCCACCGTGCGCCGGGAAGTCCTGATGCAGCGGCGAGGGTGCGGTAGAACTGATCCGCTGCACGAGCTGCAGCGCCCATCTGTCCGGCGAGGCCCTGCGCCTGCCCGGCTGCACGACCCACCACGGTATCCATCCGCTGATCGCTGATGCCCTTGGCGAACTGCTGACCTTTCGACAGGAACCCGGCGAAGTCCCTTGCACCCTGCGCGGCGACCGGGGCTTTATCGCCCACCTTGGTGAAGCTGCCGGCGAGGGTGTTGGCGCCGCCTTGGGCGCCCTTGATCGCCTGCCCGATCTGCACCGTTCCATCGGCCGCGATCTTGGCTTCCAGCCCCGTCCGTGCCGCAAGCGCCGCCAGCCGGCCCTGCTCATCTGCTGCGAGGCCGGTCGCAGTGGCGAGGCCCTGGAACGACCCGGCGACGCCGCGGATCTTGGTCAGCGTGCCATCTACGGCGACGCCATAGCCGAGGGCTGCAGCAGCGGCAGCCTCCTGGTTCCGCGCCGCCTGCTGCGTGGCGAACACCGTCGCGGCCTCCAAGGGCTGCAGCTTGGCCAGTGCCGCAAACTTCGCTTCCGCACCCTGCCGGTCCAGTGATGCGGCCTCCAGTGTGAGGCGTGCGGTTTCGACCGCCACGGCCCGCTTCTGCTGATCGGTGATCAGTTCCGCCTGGCTGAGGGCGAGGGCAGCTTTCCGCTCATTGATCACCGCACCCCGCAGGGCCTGATCAGCCTCCAGCCGGGCCGCCTGCTGTTTGATCGCCAGGGTGTCGAGTTCGACCTTCTGTGAAAACTCCTGCTGTCGGATCCGCGACTGCAGGGCCGCCAGTTCGATCGCTTCGCCTTCCTTCCGCTTTGCCCGCAGCTGCGCCTCACTCGCGCCGCGTTCCTGCAGCTTGCTCAGCTCAAACTGGTTGAACGACTTGGCGATGTCGAACCGGCTCTGTTCGACGCTCTGCACCGCAGAGCTGTAGGACAGCACCGCATCACGCTGCGAGACGGCGAGACTGGCGGCACCCTGCGCGGCGCGGCCTTGTGCGTCGGCCAGGGTGGTCACGGCGTCGGCGATGGCGGCCTGCGCGCTCAGCTCTTTCTGCTTTTCCTCGTTCAGCTTCTGCTGCTGCGCCAGGAGTGCAGCCGCCGCCGCTTCCTGCGCTTTCGTTTCCGCGACCGCATCCCGATTGGCCAAGCGGAACCGGATAGCACCATCAATCAGTCCGAGCTGAATCTTCCCAAACTGCTGCCCGCTCAGATTCAGGATGCCAAACGTACTCTTTGCTGCTCCTGCGCTTTTGATCTGCTCGTTCAGCAGGTTCTTGGCCTCTTGCCATGACAGATTGTATTGCGTCTGGATCTGCTCCAGAGTGCCGACAAGCTGCTCAGCCTCTACACCGACAAGGCCAAACGTTTTGTTGAGATCCAGCTTCTTTTGCTGCACCTCAAGCTCCCTGAGTGATTCCGTCAGCTTGGTTACAAAGCCTGTCACGGCAGGCAGTGCAGATTGCCCGAACTGCGTCTGCAAGTTCACCCACGCGTTTTCCAGCTTCGCCAGCTTCTGCGCCGTCGTTTCCGCACCGCCCGCGCTCTTGGTCAGATCGTTCAGGCCCTTGGTGAGGGCCGGGAAAAACTGATCCGCCGTCAGCCGGCCGGATTCCACCAGCTTGATCAGCTCTTTCGACGTGATGCCCAGGCCCTGCGCGGTAGCAGCGAACGCGATCGGCAGCCGTTCCCCGAGCTGCCCCCGCAGTTCCTCCATCTGCACCGTGCCCTTCGATGCAACCTGCTGCAGCGCCAGCAGCGATCCGTTCACCTCGTCATTGCTCAGCCCGAGCGATTGCCCCGCTTTGGCCACCGCAGCGAACAGATCCCGCTGCACCGTGATCGGCACGTTCGCCGCGGTCGCTGCAGCAGTGAAGGATGCGAAGCTGCCGGAGAGGACTTTGAACGAAAGGCCGAGCTGATCCGAAAGGCCCCGGGTGAACGCCAGGGCACCGGCGGCACCTTGCTCGCCGAGGGTGTTGGTAAGCCTGCGGGTTGTGGTCTCAAGCGCGATCGCTTCCCCGACCGATGACTTCAAGAACCCCACCAGTGCAGCGCCGGCACCGAAGCCAGCAAGCACACCCACCAGACCACCGAATGCGTTCTTGGCTGTCCCCGCTGCCCGCTCCGCTCGCTCCAGTTCCTTTGTCGCACCGGCAATGTCCGACTGCAGCCGCTTAAAGGCCGGCGAACCGATTCGCAGCTTTTCCAGCTCACCGGTGAGGTCCGCCACCCTCTGCCGCATCACCACCAGCGAGCGCGGGTCGGTGTTGATGGCAAGCTGGCGGCGGTTGACCTGCTGAATCAGGCCCTCGATCTCGCGGATCTTCGCGCCGGTCTTGGCGAACGCGGAACTGTCCACGTTGAGGCGCACCTGGCGGCTCTGCAGCCGCGCCAGCTCCTGCGACAACGCGGCGATGGACCGCTTGCCGAACCTGTTAAGGGGATCTTCAATGCCGAGGCCAACTTTCCGGCCGGTGGCCTGAGCTTGGGCCTCGATCTCCCGGAACGCGGAGAGGATGCCACGGGAATCCAGGTCTACTGAGATCTGGAAATCAGACACGCCCGGGCCTTCCTACTGGTTCAGTTTTCCTGCCAGACAACGGCTTCAGACTGCTCCCACCGGATCGCGTATTGCCCGAGTCCGGTCAACCCATCAGGAAGGCTTACAGGTTGCCATGTCGCACCGGGCAGGATCCGACCGATACGGGCAACGGCGGCCTCAAGGTTCTGCGCACCGCTCACCGGTTCCCATTGCGTGGCATAGAGCCTGATGGTGCGACCGATGGTGCCGCCATCGGTGAGGTCCGGCTCGTTGGTGCCGGTGGTGCCGCGGGCGATGACCACCTCGACGCCACGGGCGACGGTGCCGCCTGGGAGGGATTCACCGGGCCAGAGGGTAGCGATCGCCGGCATGGTGGTGCCTTGCGCCGTGAGGTACGTCCCCAGCAGTGCCGCGAGGGTGACATCCGCGGCCAGGAGGTCATAGACGCCGAGCGCGTCGGTGGGGAGGGTCATTCTTTCCCCGGTACATCATCATCAGTTTTCCTACGGGAACACTGACCGAAATACCGCCGGCCTCGCATGGAACCGATGGGGATGACGATCGGGCAGCAGTTCGAGCAGGAACGCATGGTCCGAACGATCGACGGCACGAACGATGTGGTGGCGTTGCGGACCATGGCGAAGCAACTGCTCCGGGCGTGGTATTCCCAGAAGGCCATGACCCTGCTGGCCATGCGGCAGAACCTCGGCGCACCGTCGCTGATTGCTGCCGCGGCAGCCCGTGAGCAGATGGCAGAGTCTGATCCGGTGCCGCCTTGGGATGATCCGCTGATGTGAGGGCTGGAGGTCGCGCAATAAGAAAGGGCCCCTAGGGGCCCCCTCTCGCTTAATCCACGTGACCCCCAACTTCTCACGGCCGGGGTCACTTTCACCGGAGACACCCAGTGATTATGCCAGTTCCGGGCAGGGTTGACCCCCTGTCCGATCCTGTGCAACCCCTGACGGGCTGCACGCATGAGCCTAACCCCAACGGGGCTAGGCGTCAACCGTCACCCTCAAGCGTTCGCGAACACCAGGCCCGGCGCCGAGTCGAACTCGAAGCTGCTGTTCCACTTCACCGTGGTGCCGGCCTCTGCGGGCGATTCCAGGCCCGAGAACATCCCCACGCCAAACGTGTACTCATCGATACCGCGAGGGCCCACCCGCACCAGTTTGCACATCAGGCCGTCCGCCACGTTCCGCTTCTCCGCCAGCCGCATCAGCTTGTACGCCGAGTCGTATAAGTTCGCCTTGCCGGCGAAGGCCATAGAGGCGTTCTTGCTGGTGGCCTCCGACCGCACGAAACCGCCCGACTCGTCGTCGAAGGTCTCGTCCTCCTCGCTGTTGGTGTCGCTCGAGAAGCTGGCGGTCTGCAGCCCCAGGATCCGGAACGGCGCATCCGTACCGTCCATTTTCAGATCCGCCCCGCCGGTCGCAGTGCCGGCCGCCACCGATGCGCTCGTGATGTTCGCACCCGCCAGGGCGTAACTGACGGTGGTGCCGGTGATCGCGGTGATGGTGTAGGTCCCGTTGAGGCTGGCGAACGGCGACGGCAGGGCTGCCACTACCACCCGGCTACCCACGGTCATCGGATGCGTGCCGATCGTCAGGGTCGCGACGTTCGACGCCAGCGCCGCGTTCGTCACGGTCCGGGTGCCTTGGTTCAACGTGATCCCGTAGGTCTCACCCACGCCCAGCCCGTACTGATCCACCGTCGCCGATGCGCTCACAAGCGTGGTGATGTCCATGAACCCGCTGGCGCCGATCACGTTCCGCGAGGCTTCCGCCGTCGCGATCGCCGCGATCGCGGCATCAACAGCGGAAGGTTTGATCAGTTGGGCATAGACCCTGTAGCCGAATGCGCGTGCCATGCGAGGGAAACTGTTCTGTCTCCCTCAGCAGTCCCTGCCGCGTAACCTGCTGATGATGATTCCGCCCGGCACCCTGCCCCCAGGTGTTGCCTACCGCCCCAGGAACCGACAGCGGCCATGGCAGGGCCGGATCTGGTATCGCGGCCGGCAGATCTCCATCGGGTATTTCCCATCCGTCACCGAAGCCGAGGGCCAGGTCAATCGTCTACGTCGGGTGATCCAGCAATGGGGAGAACGGCCTGGGGATCCGCCTCAACTTCGCCCTCTTCTCCAACGGTCTCGGGCACCACGAGCAGCGCAGAGTCTCCCGCCTCGTTGAAGAACTCCCGCGTCTGGCCTGATGCCTCGGCCATGGCGATCAGGTAGCCGCCCCATCGCTGCGCATCAACACGATGCGGCGCCAGCAGGATCGCATCCGCTGCAGCCCAGGCCAGCAGATCTGGCGCCTTCGCCTTCGCCCCAGCCGTTTCCAGCTCCTCAGTCCATGGCCCATGGAACTGCCCGCCGAACTGCTCGCGCCGGATCAGCTCGATCATCGCCGCGCCGGCTTCGGCGGTGCCCTTCGGTGCCTCTTCCACCTCACCCCACCAGCAGAAGTCGCGGGGAACGAACGGCTCGGGCCGGCGCTTGGCGTCGCGTTCCTTGTTCGCGTGCCAGGTCAGCAGACCGGCGATCGGCAGCTCTTCGCGATGCAGCCGGCGACGCTCTAACGCCTCGGCCGCCTCGACGGCTTGGAAAATGTAGGCGACGGGGAGATGGGCGAATCGCTCGGGATGAAACTCTCGGGCTCCGGGGAAAGCGTCGCGGAGTCGCCAGAAGATGGCTCCCCAGTCGGGTTCGGGGGCCGGCTGCCATCGGCCATCTGCAACTCCCCCAATGCATCCTCCAGGTTCTTCCGCAGTTGATCCAGGTCGGGGGCGTCGCTCATGTGCGCCAGCTCGGCCCGATAGAAATCAAACACCGCGCTGATCAGATCCTCAGGGAGCTTGCTGGTGTCGTCGTCGCTCCAGTCGTCGTATCCCTCGAGACGGCTACCGATGATCGCCGTACAGGCGCGGACGATCTTGGCCTCCTCGTTCTGCTCGCTCTGGCGCCGGACCTCGCTGATGTCATCCGCAAACAGCACCATGATCACCACCTCCTCAGGCGGTAGACCTACGGCATCATCCTGAGGGGATTCAATCAGTCGATTGACGATGGCATACACCCGAGCGATTTCCTGCTGCCGGTCATATCCCTCAGGCAGCGGGTCCGGCGACTGCCGATCCACGATGCTGATCACCAGATCCGCCGTCGCCTTGAACACATCATCCGACCGGTCAACCTCACGAACCTGGATCCGTTCGGCCAGGGTGAGCGACAGGAACACCGGGAACCGGAGGATGCCGGTATCAGGGTTGCCGACGTCTCTGGTTTCCTGTCTTGGTTTGACGTGGAAGGGCAGGGATTTCATCGGGCCATCGCGGCTGTCTGCTCAGTTTTCCCTGCGGGTCAACGCCACTTCACTCCCTTCATCCCGCCTTTAAGTTGTTGATTCTGCCGCTTGATCAATGCGTTCGCTTCCGCTACTTGCTTGGCCACCCTGGATTTAGCTGCTGTCTGTGGTGTATTGGCAGGGATTTTCTTGCCCTTTGGCTTCTTTGCATTTCCAAAGACCGCCATGCCCTCCGCATCGGTTCCACGGAAGGTTAGGCGGTTAGGCTGCTTGACACGGCCTGAGCCTACGAGCTTCGGCTTACCACCACCACCACCACCACCGCCGCCGCCAGCAAAGCGACCTCGGGAATCACGACGAATAGCCATAGCAGGAAAGGCGGGTTCCCCTCAGTTTTCCCATCAGCCTCGAAACCGCTTAAGCCACACCTCCCGAAACCGCGCACGAGCGTCATAAACAGGGATGCCGGCCACGGGCTCGGTGCCAAGCACAGCAGCCGGTGCATTGCGAGGTGGCAAGATGGTGCCGTTCCGCAGTCTCGCGCCCAAGAATACAGCCCGTGTATAAGGTGCCGTCCATCGATATATCGCCCGGCTGCCTTCGATCCTAGGGGCCTGCTGCTGTTGCGCCAAGGTAGCCGTATCAATAATGTTTCGTGGTGAATAAACGACTTGATCATTGCTCCTAATCGTCTGACGGGGCCACTGATAAACCTGTTTCCGCAGCGCATCCTGGAATCGACCCGCCAACTCCGCAAACACCGCCTTTGCCGCCGCCTCACTCGCCGCCTGTGCTGCAGCGCCCAGCGCTCGACTGGTTTTGACCCGGACCCTCATTGCGCGAACTGCAGCGATCCCATGATGCTGTCCCCAGCTTCCGCACGCACCGCCGCACCGATGCCGCCGGTGCCGTAGTCCCCGCCGACCTGCTCGAGGTTGAACACCCCCAGCCGGCCCGTGGCCAGGCTGGGGGGCAGCGGTCCCCAGTAGCACTGCAGATCAGCACGGCTCGCACCAAGGCCCGCCGGCAGCAGTCCGGTTTCCGTCCATGTCCAGGCGCTGCCGGCCGCCAGCCAGTCGGCGCCGGTGGGGACCGTGGCATACCGGATGATCCATGCGGTGACGCGCCGATCCACCGCGTTCACCACCGACTGCCGGCCTTCGACTGCAGCAGAACCCATCGGCGAGGTGGGAACCACGGCCCGCAGGAACGCTTCGATCACGACCCTCGTGGTGCTCACCGCGGCAGGGCCCTGGCGGAAGTTCGCCGGTGCAGACCCGGGCTGCAGCCACAGGAGGCGGGCGTTACCGACCTCAGCGAAGGGGGAGGCCATCAGCTCCGATACACCGGAAACGTCCCATCCCCACCGCTGGCATCATCTAACCCCACCGCCGTCAGGATCCTGTCTTTCAGTTCCGCCACCCTGGCCAACCTCACGCCTTCCGCCGTGCTGCTTCCGCTGCCGCTGCTGGTGGTTTTGATCTTGAGCAGGTCGGTGTCCCACTCGATCACGTCCAGCTTCCGCTGCCGATCGGCCTTGCTCAGCTTCACCCCCGGCGCCGGACCCTCATAGCTTGTGACGTTCCCAAGATGCGCGGTCCCACTGGATACCGCATCGGCGTGATCCGCTTCTAGCGTTTCGATCTCATCAATCATTCCCTGCACACGCGTCACCGTGCTCGGCGACACCTTGGCGACACCATTGAGCTGATCCGTCACCACCGTCAATGATGCCGAGCTTGCCGACAACCTCGCGTACTGCCGGATGATGTCCCGATCATCCGGCGACGTGCGCCACAGGGGGTCCAGGGTGGGGAGGCTCATGCTGCAGTTTTCCGTGGCCCCAGCAGGTTTGCTATCCACTGCTTCGCCACCGGATCCAGCCCGCGGGTGAGCATGATCAGCATCCGCTCGCCTTCGCCCTGATCAAACTCCGTGGCAGCACGACGTAGAAGCTGCCGGGTGCCTTCTGCATCGCGTAGGGCAACGCCGGCACGCAGGGAAAGGAATAGCCTAAGCGGTTCAGTCATGGCCCTATTTTCTCACGCCACCGGCAGAACCGCCACCTCAATGCCAGGAAACTGCCGCCGTTCCGATGGTGTTGGTTTCTTCAGATACTTGGCCAGATCTGCAGATACCTTGTTCAGATCCTGCGACTTCGCCTTCGCAATCTCCGCCACGATCTCCTCACGGCTCTTTGCCCAATACTCGCCATCCTGATCGCCTTCCTCGCTGCCTTCAGGTGCAGGGACCAGGGCGCAACGGCAGCGAGGATGCGCAGGCGCTACCACATCTTCCCGGCGGTAGATCTTCCCGTGCCTTGACCCGCAGAACATGCACGTGCGCTCATCCGTGGTCGCCACCCATCGCACCAGGTCGTACCCCGCTTCCCGCGCCGTTTCCTGTTGCGCCCTGACGTACGCATTGCTCAGCTCTGACCGGGCGATCAGCTCTGCACGCTGCTTCAACCCCATCCGCTGGGTCAGTCCCTCAGGATCCGTCGCACCCTGCAGCGCCTTGCGGATGTCCATCTCGATCGATCGGAACCCTCTGCCCTTCGATGCCCCACGGGTGACGATCTGCACCAGGGTGTTGCGGAACGCCATCGTCTCGCCGCGGATGTATGCGCTGGTGATCTCGGCGGCAGCCTTGACGGCAGCTTCGCTGGCACCGGCGAACGTGTCGGCGGCACGATCTACCAGCTTGATCAGCTTCCCGCTCAGCTCCGCGCCGAGGCTTGCGGCAGCGGCCAGATCCTGCTGATAGACCGCCTGCAATGCTGCCAGGCGTTCTTCCGGCATGAAGCCCTGCGCCTGCTGCACCAGCGTGTTGTAGCGGGCGGTTGCCTCGCCGATGCTGTACTCATAGGTCCACGGCGACTGCGGATCGTTGAACCCGGCGTAGAACCGCCGCAGATCCGTCAGCAGTTCATTCAGGCTGGCTTCCAGCGCCTGGCCGGTGGCCCGTGCCGAGCGGTTGCCCAGGCGTTCAAGCGCCGCGGCGTAGTCGTCGGCGAGTTTCTGCTGACGGGGGCCGGTGGGGCTCACTTGGGCTTACGGCGACGGCGTGAGTGCTGTGCCTTGGCCCGCGTGTTACCGGCGGCAGTCTTCAACCGACCGCCCCGAGCAGTGGCACCCACGGAAGCGAACCGCCCCTGATTGTCCCGTGAATACCGGCGTGCCATCCTCAGCCCTCCACCACCGGCAGGTCGCGCTTCACCACCGTCCGCGCTTTCCCATCAGCACCAACGCGGATCACATGATGCCGACGCGGTTCGCCATGCTTCGGCCGCAGGATTCGACCCACTGCCGTTACCTTACTTCCGCTTCCGCCGACGCTTTGGTGGTCCATCAGTGTTCCTCGGGCCGGGCCTCAGGTTGTTCTTTGCTCCCTTCATTTTTCCCGGTCCCATCCCTGCCAACTGATCCACATACACCCTCACTGCTTTCCGTGCTGGCTTGCTGCCCCGTGCTGCTGCATCCATTGCCCGGCCCATCCGTCGCTGGATCGCTTTCCGGCCCGGCTTGGTGCCCATCGCCCCAAGCTCCGCTCTAGCGATCTCACCATCAATGCCCTTTTTCCGCCTGTCGGAAATAGACCGTGCGTTCGTCCGCTCAATCCGGCGGCTCATCTTGTCGATTTCAGGCTTCAGCGCCTTGGCACGGTTGCTGATCGCTCGCATGTCATCTACTAGCGGCTTCATTGAGCGATCAATCTGCCGGTCGATCTGTGCAAACTTCCCGTCAAACGTCGCCGGGCGATACGGCCTCACGTTGTTCGCACGCTGCACCAGCGGCTGCACGCGGGTGCGCCGGATGCTGTTCGCCGGACCCGCAGGCTTCGGCGCCCTGGCCTTCCCGATCGTCCCCGCCGGCCTCGCGCTGATCTTCCGCGTCTGCGTCTGACGCTTCTGCCCGCTCGCCGTCCTCAGCCGCCCGCCGCGTGCCGTCGCACCGGTGGACGAAAACCGCCCGCGATTGTCTCGCGCATATCGCCTAGCCATCAGTTCGCCCCCTGCGGCATGAAGTCTACCGTCTCCGGATCCCCAACCCCAGGCACATTAGCCGGCACCGGCTCCTCCTTCTTGATCACCTCCAGCTCCTTCTCCACCGTCCGCCCAGGACCCAAAAGCCCGGCGCGATGCTGCAGGCTCACCACCGTCTCCCTGGAAATGAGGCCCGAGTTGTAGAGCTTGTCGGCCAGCGTCAGCGTCTCCGGTGTCACCATCGCATCAGCGATCCCTGGCGCCATGTCGATCCCTGCACCCTGCACCACCGTCTCACCGGTGAACTGACCCCACAGGCGATAGATCGATTCCATCGCTGATCCCTTTGATTCAGACAGCGTGGTCAGCGTCGCCTGCAGTTGCGCACTCTCAAGGATGCTCTGCGTTGCGGTCTTCTGCGCCGATCCACCACTCAGGAACGCCAGCGTCTGGCGATCAATCAGATTCTCGATGTGCTCCAGTTGCTTCTGGTGGTAGTCCTGCGACGACCCGGACGGCTCCAGCAGCCCCACCTTCCCACCACTCGGCACCTCAATCCCGCCATGGGGCCCCAACACCATGCCGGGCGACCTTGGCGCCGCACCCTCACGCCATGGGGTGATCAGCACCGTCCGATGCAACTGCTCGGCCTTATCGCTCCACTCGCGGAAGTGCGCCAGGTTCAGGTCGCCCAGCGACTTCATCGGCAGCTCGCCCATCCCGAACCCGTCCGGCGTCGCGCCATACCACACCACCGGCGGATACTGCAGCTCATTGCCGCGGAAGTCGGTGAACGTGTCTTTGTCCACCTCTTCAACGCGCCATGTCTTGGCTCCTTCTGCCTGCTGCTCCAGCTTCAGCAGCCGCCACTTCCCTCCCACCATCTCGCGGTAGCGGGGTTCGTACTTGATCCCGTAGGCGCCATCTTCAACCTGAGCCCATTCCATCACGGTGCAGGCAACGCATACCTGCACGCCGCCGACCTCCTCGGTGCGCCAGTTCAACACATGCCGCCGTTGCACCTGGGCAAGATGCGGTCGGCGAGCCATGCGCACCTCTTCTGCGCGGTCCTTCGGCGCCTCCTTTGGCATGTCAACCGTCAGCAGACACCCCGCATCACGCAACACCCAAGCATCAGCGATCATCATGAACGCCTTAAGGCTCGTCCCCGACCCGTCAATATTCGACAGGTTGTCCATAAAGGACTTCGGCGCATCGCGACATTCAAACCGGCTCAGGCTGCCGGCAAACGCAACGATGCCTTCACGAAAAAAGCTGGTGAATGTCGAACGTTGTAACCGCGCCTGATATGCCTTCGGCGGTTCCTTCAGTTCCTTGGGCAGATATTTCTCCGCCGCACCCTTCAACCGCTTCCACAGATCACCCGCAACCTCAAGCTCGTCCAGCACATCGGCAAGCGCCGGATGCACAAACGACGGCAGCCCAGCGTCACTCTGCGGATGGTCGTATTTTAGCAGCGGCACTGATCACCACTATTCGATGCCTCAGTTTTCCCCTACAGCAATCCCAACTGCTCCGCCTGCGTCGTCAGCTCCTGTCGCGTGCGCCGTTGCCGTCGCGTGGCATCCTCCACCGGCGTGATCTCCACCTCAAACCCGAGTGCCGTCGCAACGGTCGGCCGTCGGTGCTGGTTCGGGCCTACCACCAGACGCACGCATCGATCGAGCGCCTGCAGTTGCCGCATCGGGTAGCTGTTGCGGGCTGGATCTGCCCAGTACGTGGTGAGGATCGCCACATCAGCCGGCAGCATCTTCCGCAGCGCCTGTTCCATCACCCCCATCACGTCCTCAGCTTCGGGCAGTTCCTCGGCGATGAAATCGAGCGGATCAGCCTGGCCGACCATGTTCGGATCAAGCTCGCTGGTGGGCCCAGTGGCGAGAATGAACGCCCGCACCTCGTCGGCATCCATCCCGGTCTGCTGTTCAATCTCGGCCACGGAAGCGCCTTGTTCGATCAGCTTCCGCACCTTCGGGCCGTGTTCCCTCCATCTCACAGGGAACTTGATCGCGTGACCCTTGTCCCTGAGGAACCGGAGGATCGCGCCATCGATGAAGGGCACGGCGCAACTGGAAAACTTCCACCCGCGAGACGGATCGAACCGCCGTGCACCATTCATCAGCCCGACGAACGCGGCAGCCTCCAACTCATCCAACGGCATCCGCGTCCTGCCGGCATATCGGTTGGCGCGGGAAAATGCGAGCTTGAGGTTGTCGGCTACCAGTTGCTCACTGATGTCCGTCGGCGGTGGGAACTTCCCGAGCGCAGCATCAGCCGGCATCTCAGGGGCGCCCCTGATTTTGAGGCTGCGGGCGCCGCGGCGGGCGAGTGGAGCGGCGGTTGCGGTCATGATCGTTATCCGTAGAAGGACTCATCATCCGGGTCCGGGATCGCCGGCATCCCCTCAAGGATCCGCCGCTCGCCGTGGCCCGTGGTCGGTGTTGCCGGTGGCATTGGACCTTGGTCGGCGCCGAAGCCCCATTGAACGGTCGTCACGCGCATGGGGCCGGTGCCGGCGACGTAGTTAATCAGCTGTGTCAGCCCGTCCACTTGGTCGTCGTATGTATCCCCCGGAAACTTGAGAAGCTGGCTTACCAGCAACGGCGTCAGCGGGTGCCAGCGGGGGAGGAACACACGCCCCTGATTGAATTGCGGTGTCGTCGCATTCGCCCTAGCCACCTTGCCACCGTCCGGCTCTATTGCGTGCAGCAGGAAGTTCTGGGCTCCGCGTTTCAACACAGACACCACCGCCGACCCGTTGGCCTTATCTTCCACCAGCAGTTCGCCAAACTGCCATGCAGGCCACATCGCTTTAATTGCGTCCATTGTGTCGCTAAAATCCATCCGCTGATTCATTAGATCAAGTAGCCACACCCCCGCATTAGTCTGCCCCCAGTTCTGGAACGCCACCATGTCCGTTCCCGGGTTGTCTTTGAAGGTGCAATCAATCGATGCCACCTTGCGAATGAATCGATCAGGCAGGATTGCATCGCCTTCATGGCCCGGGCGATCCTTGGTGCCGTAGAACCGCAGCATGGCACCGTTGAACACCGTGCCGCCGCTTGGAGTCGGCCGCTGCTGGTAAAGCGCTGCCCAGTCGCGGTCAGGCAGGTTGAGACGTTTTTTCCGTGCCCATTCCTCGTCATATCGCGTGGGATCCAGCGCCTGGCCTGGAAGTCGATCATCTCGCTCACGTGTCACCGATGCAGGCATCGCGACTTGGATAGGCTCAGCAATCAGCGGCAACTCAATCACATGCCATGGTTCGGCAGCGTCGGCGTTGCCATCTCTCTCAAGCTCCTCCACTTGGCTCAAAAGCCAGCCAATCACGTCGGCATCTGCCCATCTGGTATGAGTGATGAGCTTGCCGCACCCTGGTTCTTCGCGAGCAAACATCACGTTTAGAATCCAGTCCTGAGTTTTCCTCCTGTATGCCGCGCTTTCAGCCTCTTCGCGGTTCTTTATCGGATCATCGATGTTAATGAAGTTTCCAGGAAGGCCGGTCCCACCGCCAACACCCGCACCCCAGAATCCGCCAAGTGTGTTGGCAATAGTCCAGCGGAGTTTGCCAGAACTGCTAAAATCAAGCGCTCCACCAGCGGCCACAAAATAATCGCGGGCGGCTTTTCCAAACTCGGCTGCCAGATTTTGCGTATGGGCCCCCTGTGCCCAAGTGCGCTCAGGATGCCGACGCAAAAAATACGATGGCCCAAAGCGGCTGAAAACAGTTGATTTGTAATGCCGAGGCGGAAGCATCAAAAGCGTCCGCGATATCTCACCATCAAAAACCCTCTGCCCAATTTCAATAAGTCGATTAGTGTGGCGCGTAAATGGAAACTTGGGGTAAACATTATAAATATGATCACCAAAGCTGACATCATAAGTTCTGTCCTCCGTGCGCGACTGCTTCAACGCCAGCCGCTGCCGTGCAATGCCTGCCGCGAGCGGATCAAGTGCCAGCATCGGCCTCAACCTGCGGCAACACGCCACCGAGGCCACGAGCCTGCAACTGAAGCAACAGGTCGTGTTTCTGTTCGGTGCTCAGCGACTGCGTGGATTCGATCGCGGCAACAACGCCATCCATCTGCCGTTGCACTGCACGTTGCGCAGCGGCGTTGTCGCTCCAGTTATGGCGCCAGTGGGGGGAATGGGTGAGGAGCCACTGCGAGTCTTTGGAGTCTCCGGCAAAAATCTTTTGTATATGTGTTAGCTCACCTTGTGCGCGGCCTTGTTGAACAGCTTCAAATAATTCGCGCTCAAGCTCATCACCAACGCCGTCTCTTGCTCGTTTGAGCCATAGGCACCATGCCTGATGAGTGATGCCACAGGCTGCGGCGATCGTCTTGTCAGGGGCGCCGGAAGGCACCAGGTCGCGGACTTTGGCGATCAGCTCAGGGGTGAGCTTGCGGCGCCTGCCGGTTCTTGTGGTGATAGCTGCGGCTTGCGACACCCGGCAGCGGTAAGGAACGCTGCCGGAAGTGTAGCGGGTTGTTCACCCCTTGGAACCCTTGCGGATCGCCTTGGGTTTCTTGGGCGGCTTGGGCGGCTTGCCTTTGCCGTTGGCGTACATGGATCCCTTAGGCATCGCCTTCGCCCTCCTCGGTTTCGTCGTGGGCCTGAGCGGCAGCGATCAGTTCAGCTTTGACCAACTCAAGGACGTCAATGGCCGTGAGGACGTCGGTTTCGGTTTCCTGCGGGGCGTGATGGATGAGGGTGTCGAGGTTCATGGTCTCGGGCATGGGGTGCGGGTTGTCTGTGATCAGGGTTCCCGGTTGCGGTCAGGAGCGCTGGGAGCGGGGCGGAAGGCGGCGAGCAGGCGGAAGGGCGTGACAGGGGGTTGAGGGCCTTGCAGGGGCTTCTGGAGGGCTGTTACAGGTGTTACGCCGGTGTTACGCCTGGTGTAACACCGAAAACCGTTGGCACGACTGGGCTGGGACCCCTGTTGTTACATTGTTACACCTAAAGAGAAATAGATAGATAGATACGCGTGCGCACACACGCGCACATGCACGCACACACGCACACACGTGCACGTATGACTCCCTGGGCGGTTTTGGGCGTAACAGCGTAACAACCGCCGAGAACCGTTGCGGCGCAGTCGATTTGCGTGTTACAGGGGTGGTAACAGCGTTACAGGGGCTGTAACGGCGTAACACCGTTGCGGCGCAAGGGATCTCAGCCGATGGAAGCGAGGGGAACGGCTGTTGCGCGGGCGACCGTGGCCTGGCCGATGAAGCGTGTTACGGGAGCCTTGGATGCACCGGGCAGACGACGGAGCACGGTGGGCCAGCAGTGCGCCCAGGGGGTATCGGTGAGGATGCGGCGTAACGCGATCGCGTGGTTGTGGACCATGAGGCAGAGGGCGTTTTCCACATGGTCAACCTTGAGGCCGATGCGACCGAGGTGGGCGCGGGCCTGGTTCTGGGACACCTCCATGGAGGTGGTGAGGGAGGCGGGGCTGGCGAGGTCTATGAGTTCAGAAACGGTGCGGGTGAAGGCAGAGCCGCGGTCACCTTCGACGCGGATCTGATGCTGGAGGATGGCCTGGAGGCACTGATGCTCGTCGGGGAGTTCAGTGGCTTCTCGGTAGGATTCCCAGTCGTTTTGATCGATGAGGGCATAGGCATCATCGATGGTGGCGACGGTGGAGTTCATGAGGGACCATGCACCGGCGAGGATGGTGCCGTATTGATCGCCCTGCCGCTGAGAGTCGAAGCGATCGGCGGCAGCGCGACGGAAGGCGGCGACGGAATCGCGGATGATGGGGATGAGGCGAACGGAACGTAGGATGAGGCGATGACCGATCTCTGGCGTGATGATGTCGGTGAGATCACGGTCGAGGTTGTTCCAGTGGGCGATGCGTTCGGACTTGGGCAGGTGGTTGGGGTTGCGTAGTGTGAGCTGAGCGAAGCGTGACTGATCGGCGCCTTGCTTGAGGGCAGTGGAGACGGAGCAGAGGAGGAACATGGAGCGAATGGTGAAGCGTTGCGCTGCACCATCGGCTCCGCCTTTGCCGATGACACCACGACCGGAGGAGGAGGCGACGCGTGCTAGGGCGAGGATGTTCTGAATGCGCTGCTGGTCTGCCTTTTCGTTTGATTCGGCCTCGTCAAAGACGACGGGGATGGCGTCGGCGCGAAGTTCCTGGCGGATGAATGCTTCGGTGGTGGTGCCCTCAGGCCATAGGGCCATGGAATCAAGGAGGGTGCCGAGGAAGCGATCGAGGATGGCGGACTTACCGGAACCCGGGGAAGCGGTGAGCCAGGCGTGCGGGCGCCAAGAGAGGGCGCCGCAGATGGGGGCGAGGGCAGTCCAGCCGGCGAGGAGGAGCCCAGAGGCGGGGACTTCCCAGTGGAAGCGGGAAGCGATGTCGAGGAGTTCGGCGCCCTGCTGATCGGTGAGTGGAGCGAGGGTATCGGGGATGTCTACTGCGGCGAGACGTTGATAGGAGAACCGCGATGGCGGGGGAGCCATGACGGAATGTGTAGCGCCATCAACGATGAGACGATCGCCGAGGTGAAGGACGGAGCGACCTTGATCCCACCATGCCCCGCGGCCACGGATGCGATCGGGGGAGTAGATGCCGACAGCGGCTTGCTGAGCAAAGAGGTCAGAGACGGCGGAGTTCCATGAGACGCCGGTTTTGGCTGGGTAGAGGGTTTCCCAGTAGGCGATGGTGGCGAGGCGAAGGAGGTTGGTGGAGGAGTGGCCGGCGCCGGTGAGGCGCATGACCTGACCGGTGTTGGCGGGCTGGTAGTAGTAGGCGTCACCGTCGAAGCCGAGGCAGGTGAAGGGTGTGTACTTGGGCAGGTCGCCTATGACTCGATCTGTGTTGTCCGTCTCTGGCTCCGGTTCGGGTTTGGGTTCCGGCAGAGTGATGGGATCAGATCGATGCGCGGCGACGTGTGCGCGAGCGCGTTCGGTGTCCCAGTCGGTGGCATCGGCGAGATCCCAGCCTTTGGGGACGTCGGTGGGGGGTTGAACGATGCGGACCCGGGTGACACCTGCGGCGAGGAGGATGGGGGCGAGTTTGGCCATGCAGAGCCGGCCGGCGTCGTCGGCATCAGGCCAGAGGGTGACCTTGCGACCGGCGAGGGGTGTGAAGTCAACGCGATCGATGGCCTTCGATCCGTTGGGCCAGGCGAGGCAAAGAACGGAGGGGGAGAAGAGGCGAGCGGCAGCGTCGCAGGTTTGCTCGCCTTCGGTCAGCAGCACCGGGAGGTCTGGGTGCTGCTTGAGGAGGTGGAGGTTGTAGAGGGGGCGAGGTGAGGGCCATTCGGAGGTAAAGGGATCGCGCTTTGAGGGCCGATGCCAGCGGCCATCGATCCATGTGCGATGGATGAAGAGCTTGCCGCCGGTGGCGAGGTTGACACGCTGGATCCAGAAGAGCTGATCACCGTTGTCGTCGCGGTAGGGCCACTGCGCAACGGCGCCATCGAGGGTTGGGGGTGTTGCGTCGGCTGGGGGTTTGTCGGGGATGCGTGCCGGGCGCCTGGGCTTACGTGGTGGCGCAGGCGGTGGCGTGCTTGATGACGGCCGGGCCGGTGAGGGGAGACCTAAGTGCTGCTCAACAGCACGGGCGGCATCCTTGAAGGTCAAGTCCCGGGCTCGCATGAGGAGGGTGATACCGGAGATGCCGCCGCCTGATTGGTGGGGTCCGCCGCATTGGTTGCAGTAGCCGCCGCCTTTGCCGTCGAGGTCGTCCCATCGGAAGCGATCCTCACCGCCGCAGAGCGGGCAGGGCCCATGGCGATCCTGCAGATAGTCGGCATGGATTCCGCCGAGGGTGGTGAGGATGTCGAACCACCGGCCATCGGCTGCGTCGAGCGATCGGGAGGGAGGCATCAGGCCGCGGGTGAAGCGTCGGCCTGCATGGCGCGGGCGATGAGAACCCGGGCGAAGGCTGAGCGAGACATGACGTCGCCGGCTTGGGCGTCGAGCCAGTTGACCTGCTCATCGGGGAGGTCAAGGGTGATGGTGCGCCGTTGGGCCCGCTTGCGGACGGGTGCCGGTGAGGGAGCTGCGGACACAGGCGGTTGCGGTTTTGATCGCTACCGGGTTAGCCTATCCGAAGCACAGGAGACAGCAAGCGGCCGCCCATGGATACCCAAGCGCACAAGTGGGAATGACCGTCACGCTCCGCCCCCGGCAAGAGCAAGCACTGACCGACCTGCGGCGTGCGTATGCCGAGGGTGTGCGTGCGCCGATCCTGGTGGCACCAACTGGGTTTGGGAAAACAGCAACGGCGGCCGAGATCGTGCGGCAGGCAGTAGCGAAGGGCAGGAGCGTGTGGTTCCTGGCGCACCTGAAGGAGATCCTTGAGGACACCAGTGAGCGGCTGACGGCTGCGGGTATTCACCACGGACAGATCCGTGCGGGGCGATCAGCTAACTACCGGGTGCCGGTGCAGGTTGTTGCGGTGCAGACGGCGGTGCGGCGTGCGGGGTTGCCGCGGCCGGATCTGATCATCATCGATGAGTGCCACCTGGCGGTAGCGGACACGTACCGGAAGGTGATCGCTGCCGCAGGCAACCCGTCGCTGATGGGGTTGACCGGCACTCCGCAGCGGCTTGATGGGCGTGGTCTGGGTGAGGTGTTCGACCGGCTGGTGCCGACGTGCACGACGGCGGAGCTGATTGAGGAGGGATTGCTGGCACCGGTGCGGGTGTATGCGCCGCCTGGCGCTGATCTGTCGAAGGTGAACACCCGGGCGGGTGATTTTGACCAAGGACAGGCGGGGGCGATTTTGTCGAAGCCGACGGTGGTGGGCGATGCGCTGAGCCACTGGCAGCGGCTGTGTGTGGGTCGGCGTGGTGTGGCGTTTTGCACGACGGTGGCCCATGCGGAAGCGGTGGCGGAGCAGTGGCAGCGTGCGGGGTTCAGGGCCATGGCGGTGCATGGCGGGAGTGATGGCGTGGAGCGGCGTGAGGCGGTGTTGGGGTTGCGGGCCGGGCGATTGGATCTGGTGGCGTGTGCGCAGCTATGGATCGCTGGGGTTGATGTGCCAGAGATCGATGCGGTGATCTGGCTGCGGCCGACGCAGAGCCTAACGGCATGGCTGCAGGGAAACGGAAGGGGGTTGCGAATTGCACCGGGGAAGAGTGATCTGCTGGTGCTGGATCACGTGGGGAACTGCGGGCGGTTGGATCACCCGCTGGCGGTGCATGAGTGGAGCCTTGACGGACGGCGGAAGCGCACGAGAGAGAAAGCACTGAGCGTGAAGGTATGCCCAAAGTGTTTCGCCGCGATGAGCAGCCAGGCGAGCAAGTGCGGGGAATGCGGGCATCGGTTTGCGGTGGAGAGAAGGGAGCTGATGACGGTGGATGGAAACCTGGTGGAGGTTGACCGTGATGCGGTGGCGCGTGCGCGAAAGCGTGAACAGGGCAGTGCCCAGACGCTGGAGGAACTGATCGAGGTGGGGCGGCGAAGAGGGATGAAGTCGCCGCGCGGCTGGGCGCGTCATGTGCTGGCGGCGCGGCAGACGAAGGGGCAGTTTGAGAGGGCGCTGGTATGAGCAAATACGTGTTCAGCTGCGGCGGCGGTGTGCAGTCCACGGCTTGCCTTGTGCTCGCTGCGCAGGGGAAAATCCCCTACCGCACTTTTATATTCGCAAACGTCGGAGATAAGGCCGAGGATCCCCGGACGCTGCGGTACGTCGCCGAGGTACTGAAGCCCTACGCCGCGGCCCATGGCATCCGGTGGGTGGACATCCATCGCACCCGCCGTGATGGCACTCCGGTCGATCTCTACGCCGACCTGCACCGCCCGGTTCGATCCATCGACATCCCCGTGCGAATGGACAACGGCGCCCCAGGGAACAGGAACTGCACCCAGGAGTTCAAGATCAAACCCATCGCCCGGTGGATCAAGGCGAACGCACCCGGCTGCATCCTGGGCAAAGGCATCAGCACCGACGAACCACACCGGGCCACACCCTCCCGCGAATCCGACGGCTACAGCAGCGCCTATCCACTGATCGAGCTGGGCATTGATCGGCAAGAGTGCTTGCGACTGGTGGCCGCTGCTGGCTTGCCGCAGCCGCCGAAATCCTCCTGCTGGTTCTGCCCCTACAAGACGACAGACCAATGGGTGGCGATGCGTCAGGAACGGCCGATCCTGTTTGATCGTGTCGCAGCGCTTGAAAGGCACCTGAACGCCAAGCGTGAAGCGATCGGGAAGGATCCCGTGTTCATCTCCGGGATTGGGGCCAGGAAGCACCGGCCGATCGATCAAGCCATCCCCGACCAGCTGGGGCTGTTCCCCGAATGGATCGATGAGCAAGATGGATGTGAGTCTGGGTATTGCATGACATGACCTCCGCCCCCTTCTGGACCCCCGCCGAGACCGCCGCACTGGAGCAACTAGCCGGCGACGTGCCGCTGCTGGAGCTTGTGCGCCGGTATCGACGGATTGCGAACCCTGCAGGGTGGCCGCATCGAAGCCGTCATGCGATCCAACTGAAGATGGTGAAGATGGGGTTACCGGTGCGGGTGAATGCTGGCGAATGGGTGACTACGGGCGGCGCGGCCGAGATCCTGGGATGCCCTGGCTGCAGAGTTGAAGCATGGCTGCGAAGGCCGAAGACGGCGGCGATCCTGCAGCCGATCATTCGGGGCAAGAACCGGTACATCACCCGGGCAGCATGGCGGCGGCTGGCCAGGGAACGGCCGGCGGTGTTGGGCGGCTACGGAGCGGATCGGTTGTTCCTGCTGCTGGAGGATCGGGAGCTGGCCGAATCGGTGGCGGCACGGTATCCGCGACGGCGTGGCGACTGGCGGGTTAGGTGTTGCGAGACTGGGAAGGTGTGGCCGAGTGCGAGGCGTGCGGCGGCTGAGCTGCATGTGAGCAGGCAGGCGATCACGTTGGCGATTCGCGAACGGCGGCCGGTGATGGTGCTGGGGATGCGGTTTGAGGCGTTGCGGGAGGGTGTGGCGTGACCGAACAGCAGACCCAGCAGCAGATCCGCCTGGAGCTGTCGAGGGGCCCGGTCCGACTTTGGAGAAACAACACTGGCACGCTGCTGGACCGAAACGGGCGGCCGGTGCAGTTCGGGTTGTGCAAGGGCAGCAGCGACCTGATCGGCCTGCGCACGGTGACGGTGACGCCGGAGATGGTGGGTCAGCGGTTGGCGGTGTTCGCAGCGCTGGAGGTGAAGGCGCCCAAGGGCCGGCTGACGAGTGAGCAGCGGTCGTTTCTGGGGATGGTGGAGGAGATGGGCGGGTTTGCGGGGGAGGTGCGGAGCGTGGAGGACGGGCGGCGGGTGCTCAGGTTGTAGCGCGTGCGTTACGGTGTGTGAACTGGCCATG